AGGAGATATGTAGATTATGCGATAGGAATGCTGGCTATATTTCGCAACTTAAGAGTAGAAATAAGAAAAATGGGGAGGATATTCCACAAAAGTTTATTGACCTGCTAAAATTGCGTTTCGCAATTAAAGGGAAGGAACAACCGAAATCTTTAAAAGGCTTGAATAATTTAATTGATCAAAATATTGAGTTAATCATAGCGCATAAAGAAGTGGCAATAGCGCACAAGGAACTAGCAATAGCCAACAAGGAACTAGCTGAAGCCAATAAGGAGCTGACAATAATGCTGAAAAATAGCATTAGTTCAAACGGTCAAAATAACCATCAGAACTTAGCTGAGAAGGTGCTTCATCGAATCGCAGAGAAAGGAGTTCCTGCGTTATGGGCTTCAAAGGAGGCAGGGATGAAAATATTAAACAATTATCTAATCGGTGCGCCGGAGGATATAGCCGTAACAGGCAACTCGGAGCAAGTAGGCAAGCAAGGCATTTCATAGGTAGCAAAAAATAGGTACGTGAATAATAAGGAAGGGAGGCACTGGTATGCCATACACACCAAATCATCACGCACCTATGCGTTGAATAAAACCTTGGATTTTAGCGTGTATTAGAAATTACCAGTTTCCCTTCATGTGCAATTTAAAATTATATTTTTGATTTACATATACCCTAAAGTGTTACTTTTTTAAATTATGAAACATAAACTACCTCTGTGGGATGATAGGATGCTGCTGGTCATGAAGTATGTGATCAGCAATGGCATCAAGGACATCCATACAAAGACTGCATTCATGCAGGCAATAGGCTTCAGTAGTGCCGCAAACCTCACGCAGATCAAAACAGGTATACAGTCCTTTAGGCTGGAGCATATCCAGGCAGCCTGTAAGCTGTTTAAATTGGATGCAAACTACTTTGTTGATAGTAGCTGCACCCTAATGAATCGGGGTAAGAAATCATCTGCAATGCAGCAGTTGAAGGAGGCTGTGCAGGCAGTGGGTATTGAACTAGGGAAGATCTAGTCCTCGGCCCAAACCTTCGCCATTTCATCATCAATCCTTTTGGAGCTTAGCTTGGCATAAATAGCCGTAGTCTTAATATTGGCATGGCCCAGTAGTTTACTTAGCACAAACAAATCCCCTCCCCGGTTTAAAAATTCTACCGCGAACGTATGCCGTGCCAGGTGAATATGCAAGCGCTTGTCAATACTTAGCTTCTCAGCCACTATCTTGATGTAAGCGTTTACATTGTTCTCATTGATCATTTTATCTGTCAGTCTTTCCTTTGCCCTTATGATCTGACTGGTTGCCACAATGCTCACAATCTCGCCAGTCTTTTCAGTTTGGAGTTGCACTTTGCCATTCACGAACCCCTTAAAGTTCTTCAAGTCACCTAAGCGAAGTCCAGTGTAACACGAAAATAGGAACCATGCCGTCACGTTGCGCATTGTTTTGGAGGTGGTAGGGTTGTCTGCAAATTCTTCCAACTGCTTCAGCTCCTCTGAGTTTAGTACTGTTCGCATAGGATCTAAGTACTTTGCCCCCTTGAACTTAGTTGCCGGGTTGATTGCTATAATGCCCTCCTCCTTCGCCTGGTTGAGAACTGTGCGCATAAACTTGGTAGCACCCCAAACAGTATTTGAACTGTTGCCCTTCTCCCTGCAATAGGTTTCAAATTCCCGCAGTGTGTCGGTACTTATTTGATTAACTCTTATTTTTTTGAAATCGTTGAACTTCTCCAGGATAGCTCGGTCCTTTCGGATGGTCGTGTCTGAATGTACCCCTTTGGCATGATCAAGTTTAAGTAGGGCATATTCGTATAACATAGGGTTGCCCGCCTTAATTGTTTTTTTAACGCTATTTCCAAGTGTTGCCCCTGCCACTACTTTATTGTCTGTTTCGGTCATTACCCTACGCAGCTCTATATTAAGCATTATTTTTTGCGGGTGGTTGATTATCTCTACCCCATCCCACTGCTCAGGCAGCAATTTTATTCCTGTAGGGTAGTAGGTCCTTTCCCCTTTGATTGTTACCCGGATCCTTAATTGACATTTTCCGGATTTGCTTGGCCGACTGTCATACAGCTTTGGTGCGATGGTATATTGTAGCATAGTTTTTATATCCATGTATGCAATTTTTATTTTTGCACACATGAATGAATACACAATATACTAAAAAAACGGGTATGCAAGGCCCCAAATGTGTAGGTAGCTTTATCGTAACTCACTGATAGACATAAAAAAACCCACTTTTCAGTGGGTTAATTTTTATCAAATGTGACCGCGTTAGGATTCAATTAATTTTCTGAAAGCCATTACAGTAAAGCATTTCAGTAATTAAAATACGATTGCATACACATATGCAAACATGTCTATCAAAGCAAAACCCCCTGCATAGAAATGCAAGGGGAACCAAACTATGAAACCAAACTAAACTTTTGTTTTTTCAAATTCGTACCAATAGTCAGCAAACCCATCCACAAAAATCTCATCCTTATTAAGTTCATCCTGGCCCATTTTATCAAGGATCATGTGGACCAGTTCATGGAAGAATGTCTTTTCTTTCAATGACTTTTTGAGTGCTTTGCCCTTGTACCGATTGCATAGAGTGATCAGTGCCAGGGTGAAGTCAGCCTCCCCATAGATCTCATCCTCATTGCAGTAGTCATTGTCAATCACTACATGGATCAGCTCACTTTTTAGCCTGAATTTTTCGGGGATAAGGATGGATCCATTCATAACACTTTGCCTTTATAAATTCTCTTATTGTGAAACTCGTAATCAATTCCATTGCTATCTAGCTCAACCAAGGCACAGCCGTGGTTCCATCTATTGTAAGGCATGTAGTCCGGGCAAAGTTCACTGAGGCATCCGATGGAATAGGTAGTGGTTACATTGCCATTCATGTCCGGCTCTGAGTGTGTACTGGTTTGATGGTTATGCCCCTGGAAGGCATCTACCTTGCCCTTCTGATACAGTCCTCTCGCAATGTTCACCGGTGAGGTAATACCAAAATACTCATGGCCATGTATACCATTGAGTGAATTGATCTTCATCATGGTCTTATCGCCAATTACCTGGATACCTTCGGCCCTTGCCTTGATTATATTTTCAAAATCAAACTCCTCAATACCAATCAACTCCCCTGCCTTCTCGTAAAGAAAGTTTTGGTACCTGATCTCATGGTTGCCTAGCTTGAAGTAGATCTTGCAATCCAACTCCTTTTTAAGTACCTCAAATAGTGCTTTGAAGGTATCCAGCTCCAGGGCAAAGTTTCTTTTCTTTGGATCCTTGGTGTAGCGGCTCAACCGGTGGCAATCAATCGTATCACCATTGAGTAGTAGTCCATCAATCTTTTGGTCCTTTAAGTATTTAATGGCTAGTGTTAGCGCATCAATGGAATGGTAGGGAACGTGTATGTCGGATAGTATGCCCAGCCGCTTGTGGCCCGATATGATGCAGGGAGGATTGGTTGCCTCCTCGCTCATTGGTAAGTTGTAGGGGTTACGTGGTCTTTCTTTTTCTATTATGAAGGACTTGTCCTGTACCTTCTTTTTATTGTTAGCCCCGATCTTACCCTCAATGTACCTGAGTGTAGTTCTAGCCTCCTCAACATTTGAAAACAGTAGGTTGTTGTCCTTGTACATGATCCTAGCTAGTGCTAGTGTGGGCTTATCTGCCCCGAAATTAGTACGGTACTGCTGTGCTAGTTGAGTTTTTGTCATAGGGTAATTATGTCGTGAAATATAGTTTTGCCTCTGCGGCCCTTCTGATCGTTAATCCTTTCATTGGTTTCCCGGCTACCTTATCCCACTTCATGAACTCGGCTTTAATGGCAGGATCATTGGGATTAAACTTTATTTTTTTAAGCATCGTACTGCTTGATAGTGCGCCGATGCCACAGTTATAGGCGAAGCTCACCAGGGAATCGAACTGGCACTGCCTCAAATCCTTTGTCATTGCACCTACTGCTACGGCTTTAATATTTACCTCTCGCTCTAGTAGTGCATCTGCCTGCTCCTGGGTAATCTTACTGCCCATCTTGATTGGCTTGCCCAGGGCATCTAGTACACTACCCCATCCTATTGTTATAACATTTGCCGGACACCGATATGCTGTGAGCTTGCAGCCCTCAAACAACTTGATCAACCGGTATGCTTCACTGGATGGCTTCATTAATATAAAGTAAAATTAATTATAATAAAGTGATGTATCGCACAATTCTAATCAGATAGGGCATTGATAACCCAATC